AACTGTACTCTGCGGCATGTACCATATCAGTAACATCTAATCGTCTTTTAAGTTCATCAGCTTGACGCTGTAACACGCCAACTAATTCCATTATTCTATCATATTCTTGTTGAGCATGCATCCTTGCTACATTGAGCATGATGTCTTTTTGTTTCTCTACAGGAACAAGATCAAATTTTGGTCCACTAGCTTCAGTAGCATAGGGTGTAACATTTCTATTAAAAAATGGAACAACTGAATCACCTATTAGTGAGTCATAACTTGTTCTACCTTTAGCTGAGTTAGTCTTCTCCAATTAATTTTTCCATTAATTTATAATGATCGTAAGCCTTTTTAAGGGCTGCATGTTTTTCCAATTTTTCAGGATCTGGTTCGTCTAATATAGCTAATCTATCTTGTATTTTATCTAAAATATTACCAATGTTTTTGCCGTTGACCACAAGATCTCCGGTTATTTCTACTGTAGGGGATGGTGATGTAATAGAAGTAGGCCAAGTAGAATTTACAATCGTTGGTGCAGTTGTATTCCAAGTATAATTACCCATTGCACTACTGGTTAAGTAACTGCCACTTAAATTAGAAGAAAACAAAGCACTTACTTCAGCGGTAGTTAACGGTTGAATTTCCTGAGCTGATATTCCAGGTAAATCTTTGTCAAATTCAAATGAATTAACTTTTACTTTTTCTAAAGCTTCTTTTACTTCTTCTAATTTATCCATTCAGCTTTGCCTTAAGTTCAGTAAACCCGCCAACTAATTTATCATCTAAAAATATTTGTGGAACTGTACGTGCAGTTGGTACTGCTTCTAATAAATCTTCTTTAGTATATCCGTCGCCAATTTTACGTTCTTCAAAGGGAATACCCTTTTGATTTAATAATGCTTTTGCCTGCTCACAATATGGGCAGTTATATTTGCTCCAAACAATCGCTTTCATTTATTTTCCTTCTTTAATTTGTTCTAATGCTTGTTTTAATGAATCTACGGTACCATCAATATTCATTAACTTATCTATGCCAAATAAGCCGAT